NTTTTGGAGGTACAATTGAAGATATCACACAAAAAGCTCAAATGTTAAAATATATGCATGAACGTAAAGCAGCTTCAAGAGAAAGAATGAAACCTACTCTTGGGGAAGAAATATTACGTAAAGGTAAATTAGTACGTAAAGGCTTAGGATTAAATATTAATACTATTATTAATATCACAGATTTACCTAAAAATGCAAATAGTAAAGAAGTATCACAAGAAGCTATAAAACAATTAGAAAGTGTATTTGATAAAAAATTTAATAATAGATTAAAATCAGAACTTTCAGCAGTTGAACCGAACCAAGACTAATGGCCAATATATTTAAAAGATTTTTAGAAGCAAATAAAATATCTCTTATAAGAGATGGTGAAAAAACAATAATTACTTGTGATGCTATAATTTCGGAAAATCATCAAATGAATGCAGAAGCTACTCAATACGAAATAGAAGATGGAAGCGATATTAGCGATCATATTATAAATAGAGGAAAACTATTAACAATAGAAGGTATTGTTAGCGATGATCCTATAACTATTTTACAAACTGGTATGTTAAGCAGAACTATAGCAGCCATTACTCCAGGAGTTTTGAAATCTAAATTATCTTTTGGATTAAGTGGTGACAAAGGAAGACCTAGCAAGGAAGCATATGATCACTTTGAAGAAATATACGATAAAAAAATTCCTGTTACTATTATAACCGGACTCAAAAAATGGGATAATATGATAATGGAGGATATCAGTATTCCAAGAACTAGTAAGACAGTTAGATCTTTAAATTTTACTGCAACTTTTAGACAGGTTAGAATGGTAAGTGCCATTTTAGTAACTGCGCCATCTGTTCATCAAGATGTAGAACTTGGAGCACAAAATAAAAAAAATATTGGCAAACAGTCAACAAATTCTCTTACGGATACAAATAAAGGTCTTGCCAAGTCAATAAAAGATTGGTTTTTTGGACTTTTTTAATAGGTAAATTAATATGAATATTGACAGGACATATTTCATACAGATATCATTAAGACCTGAAGAATATAATTATGAATTTTCTACCATTATAGGCAATACTACATATATAATATGGATATATTTTAACAGAAGAATGGGTAGATGGATATTGAATATGAAAGATGAAAATAATGATCCTATTATTATGGGTATACCTATATTAGTTGGGTCACAATTATTATCAAGATTTGCAGATCCTAGACTTGGAGATATAAAATTTTTATTTGCATTTAATTTAAAAAATCAACATGAAGAAATAGGCGAATTTGATTTAGGAAATACTGCGACGTTGATTGCCGCAAGAGAGTTACCTCAATGAGTTCTTTGTATAATAGAAAAGCTTATGTTATTTTTGGTCCTGTAAGAAAATTAAGTCTTTTTGAGGAAATATTTATTACTAGCGGAACAGCAGCATTAAACATTGTTGGCGGTTGGGACACTTTAAATGTTGCGAATTTAGGTTGGCCTTTTACTGAATCAATAATTTCACCAAAAGAAGACAATAGAGGATTTTCAGATTTAAGAGTATCATTTAGCATAAAAAAAACATTAGAATCGAAAGAAAATGAAGCCGACATAGAAATTTATAATGTAAGCAAAGATTCTTATAAATTACTTCAGAAAACAAATGAAACATATTTAGTTCAACTAGCTGTTGGATATGGAGAAATTAAAGATTCTCTTTTTTTAGGAAACATAGAGAATTCTTCTTATTATAGAGAAGGTCCAAATTGGATATTAAATATAAAAGGTAAAGATGGACAAGAAAATATTCAAGATACTATAATAAATAAATCTTATAGAGAAGGATTTACTGTAAAAGATGTATTACTTGATATGATAGATTCATCTAATGTAATACCTGAAGGAGCCTATAAGAATGCCAGAAAATGGATAGAAGAAAATTTATCTTCTAATACTAAGACACAAAATGGATTAACTATAAGTGGAAGATTATTAGATGAAGTAAATAAATTACTTGCCGAAGTAGGAGCTTTTTTAAGCATCCAAGATGAAAAAGCACAAATTATATTTAATAATAGTAGTACAAAAGATGATATAGTTTTATTATCTCCAAGTACGGGTTTAATAGGATCTCCAACAGATAAGGGAAGCGAAGAGGGAATAGAATTTAAATGTTTACTTATTCCATTAATAAAACCTGGAGCTGTCGTAAGAATACAAAGCAAAACCATAAATAATGATTTTTATAGAATAGATAATGTAATTTATAAAGGCGATACACATGGTAATGATTGGTTTTGTAAATGTGAAGCTACCAAGCCTTCAAATATTATTACAGATTTACAAGAAATTAAATATTATAATAACTTGGCAATAGAAGAACAATTAGGGGCTACCTGGAAAACATTAATATAATAATATGATAAAAACAAGTAAAACTCCTTCGTTAGCAGAATTTGTTAAGAAAGCTATAAGAAAAGATCTTCTTGAAGTTCATACTTCTATACCTGGGAGAATAAAAGAATATGACGAAAGTAAACAAAAAGCCACCGTTGTACCATTATTAAAGAAAAAATGGAGAAACACAAATGGAACTCTTGGCGATCTTCCAATATTAAATAATGTTCCTGTTTTTTCTTGGTCATGTAATAATAAAAAAACTTTTATTCATCTTCCTTTAAAACCCGGTGATCTTGGAATGATTATGTTTTGCAGTAGGTCAATAGATAATTATTTATCATCATCTCCACAAGAAGGAGAAGCAATAAGACCAGTATGGCATAATAGTCCGCGACATCATGATTTAAGTGATGCATGGTTTATCCCTGGGATATTACCATTTGAACTTTCTTTGAAAAATATATCGCTAAATGATATAATAATTAAAAATGATAAATTAACAATAAAAATTGATCCAGATGGTAAAATTACAATAGAAAATGATTCAAATGAATTAATAGAAACGTTAAGTACACTGATTCAGAATTTAATTAATGCTCAAGTGTTAACTTTGATGGGGCCTTCCGGCTTTCTTGCTGATACTTTAGCCTTACTTACTATAGACAAATCAAAGATAGATTCATTTAAAGAATAATAAAATTAATAAAAGATTTAAATACTAAAAAAATAAATATTGGATTTAAATAAAAATGGCTTTAAATGCAATTACATGGGCATCTGATATAAAATCAGCATTAGATTCAGCAGGATTATTAACCGGATTAACTTCAGAAGAAAAAGATAAAATTGAAGCTGGATGGGTGGCTATAGCTACAGGACATGTAACTCATATAACAACTAATGCCATTACATTAACAACTGGTGTTACTGCGGTTGGTCCACCCGGAGGGCCTTTGCCAATAACTTTGCAACCTGGAATTATTACATAATGTCAGATAAAATAGATTTAAAATTTAATCCTAATGATTGGACTCAAGTAGTTATAGAAAGTCAAGATCTAGCCTTTGTATCCGGCATTGAAAGTATACGACAACATTTAAGACAAAGATTTCAATTTTTTAGAGGCGAATATAAGCATAATTTAACCAGAGGTATTCCATATCATGATGAATTTTTTAAAAAAAATCCTAATCCAATTGTTATGGATACTATATTAAAAGATGTTATTTTAACTACTCCAGGAGTTATAGAATTGTTAAGTTTTTCTATGGAGCTTGATAATTCTACAAGAATACTAAGTATACCATTTAAAGTTTTAACTTCTGATGGAATATTAGATTATACAGGAGAAATACCTTTAGGTTAATTTATATTAAAAGGAATATGAAATGGCTATAGAATATGGTGTAACATCTGCTGGATTTGTAATCAAAACATTAGATGTAATAAAAGAAGAAACAAATGAAGATTTAAAAGCTATATTAGGCAATCAGATAAATTTAACACCTGAATCTGGTTTTGGTACTTTAAGAGATAAATTTTCTGAAAGATTTCATGAATTATGGGAATTACTTCAATTAATATATAATGCATCTTATCCTCAGACCGCCGAAGATGCATCGCTTGATAATGTTTGTGATTTTGCAGTTATTGAAAGATTAGAAGCGAAAGCATCTACAATTGTTACGCAAGTTTTATTTGGAACTGCATCAACTTTTATAGAATCTGGAACTAGTATATCGGTTGAAGATGATAGTTCAACTGTTTTTCAAACAAATGAAGATATTACTTTAGTTGCCGGCGTAGATGAAGTGCAAACAATAACATTTGATACAATACCAGACGAGGGAAGTTTTACCGTATCATATGATGACGATGAGATAGTATCAATAAATTATGATGATTCATCGGCAGATTTTCAAGCAGCATTAAGAGCATTGGATTATTTATCAGAAGTTACAGTTATTGGTAATTTCACTGCTGGTTTTGTTGTTACATTTGCCGGAATAGATGGTAAACAAGAACAACCTATACTTATTGAAGAAACTAATACATTAAAAACCTCATCTGTCGCGGTTACGATAACTATTACGGAAACAACTCCTGGTGAATATCAAGGAACTGTGGCAATGACATGTACTGTAACTGGCCCTAAAAATGCAAATTCTAGGACATTAAATGTAATAGATAATCCAATATCTGGTTTTACAAGAACTTTTAATGTTGGTGATGCTGTTTTAGGAAGAGATATAGAAGATAATCCAGACTTAAGGATTAGGAGAAATCAAAGTGTTGTAACAAGTAGATCCGCTACAGTGGAAGCGATAAGAAATAAAATATTAGATTTAAATGCGGATGAATATGAGAATTTACCTCAGTTGACAGATGTTATTGTATATGAAAATGACACTGATATTACCGATTCAAAAAATATACCACCTCATAGTATAATGGCAGTAACAAGACAAACAGGAGACGTAGATACAAGAGATCAAGAAATAGCTCAAGCTATTTTTGATTCAAAAGCCGCTGGTATAGGAACATCTTATGGAAATGCTACAGGCGGAAATGCGATTACAAAAACTGTTACTGACAGCACTGGTATCGATCATACTATTTATTCTGCTAGACCAACTTCAGTTCCCATTTATTTAACATTAGATAATTTTGAAACTACTAGTGCTTATCCTGATACTGGTGATGCTCAATTGAAAACATTATTAGCTGCTTATGGAAATACTTTAGGAGTTGGTGTTGATGTAATTGTTTATCCAAGTTTAGTCGCTCAAATAGCAAATATTCCAGGTATAATAGATTTTGATCTTAAAATAGGAATAGCTCCATCTCCAACATTAGATGATAATATAGATATAAGTGATGGGACATCTACTCCACCAGAGTTTTCAAGTTGGAGTACAACTAATATAACAATTAATCATATTTAAAAAAGGTATAGAATGACTTTAAATCCACCAATAAGGCCATCTACAACGCCAAGTGTAAAAAAAAATATAGTTATTTGGGAATCTGGGCCTCCTAATGAATATTTTAGTGGAGATTTAAGTGATTGGACGGCTATTAAAACACTTGGAACCGAAACTGCTACTATAGAAAATGGTAATTTAAGATTAACCATACCTAGTAACGGAGAAATTAAATATAAATATAATTATCAAATTCCTTCTGGAGATTGTATAGTAGATATTGATTTTAGTGTGATGATTGGTGTTCCCGAAGATCCCAGTGGTGACTTTTTTATTTATTTTATTGCGCAAGATTTAAATGGCAGTATGGATCTTATTAGAACCAGTTATTGGGAAACTAGCTTTGGACATTGGAGTCAAGAAAGTTGGTTAATAAATGGGGTTTACACTTCTCCAGTACATTATAATATAGCTAATAAACCTACCAAATTTAGATTTAAACGAGTAGGAAATATTTTATCTTTGTGGCAATATATGGGAAGTTCTTGGATTCAGAGGACAAGCCAAAATTTTGGAATTTATGCTTCTAATATTACTCATATTGCTTTACGTGTAACTCCATCTTGGCCTAATAATTATGGTGGATATGCTGAGTTTGATAATCTTACGATTATTTCAGGAAAATCTTATTTCCCAAATGATACTTTTAAAAATCTTGACAATTGGATAGTTTCCGATGGAAATAATTCTACTATATCAATTGATAGCGGAAAAGTTCTTTGTGATTTAGAAGAAGGGTTTGATTCAGATGCTAATATACTTAGTTATTATTCTTTTCCTCAAGGAGATTTTGAACTAACTGTTGATACATTAGATTTTTCACCGGATCATACTGATGGATTTTCAGTTTATTTTACGATTCAAAATGGAAATATTGATAATCAATTTAGAATTAATTGTTATAATATAGCTACAGGAATTAGAATTAGATCAATTATAAATGGAGGAAGTGAAGCTTTTGGATCTTGGCAATCCATAGGTTCTTTTCCAAGTAAATTAAGAATAACTAGAATTGGAACGATTTTATATGGTTATTATTATATAAGTTCATGGGTATTAATTGGTTCAATAGATTTTGGCAGTTATGCAAATGAATTAATTTTTCCATTTTTTGCTATTTATGATAGGAATCTACATGGTGGTTCAATAAAATTAGATAATTTTATTTTAGATAGTGGTGTTAATTCGTATAATCTTTATTGGAAAAAAGATAAATGTCCGAATTGTTATTTTGTAAGTCTTGATGATTGGTCTATAACTACTAATAACAGTTCCACAACTATAATTAACGAAAAAGCCAAATTTGATTTAATAGATTATACAGATTCGTATGCAGCAGGAATATATGATTATTTAATAAATTCAGGAAATTTCGTTTTAGAAATAGATATTGATTATAATCCAGATAATACTACTGATGGTTTTGCCTGTGAAATACAGATTAGAAATACAATTGAGTCACCGCTTCATAAAGTAGTTGTCTTATTTCAAGTAATTAATTCTACCTATATCGGTAAAGCTTCTTGGTTAGTTAACTCAGTTCTTACCGATACTGGTAATATTGATACCAGTGGTACAATAGAAAAAATAAGAATTTCAAGAACAGGAACTATAGTTTCAGTTAATTATTATAATAGTGGATCATGGCATGTTCTTGGAAACAAAGATTTCGGTAGCTATGCTTCAGAATTAAATATTATTAAATTAAACACTTATGATCGAGTTACTAGAGGTGGATATGTTACTTATGATAATCTCATAATAACTCCATCCGTAAAAAATTCTGGTACTAAAATATCAAATATTATTGATTTGACATATGATCATGAATCTTTAATTCCAGGTGATGTATATTGTTATGAAATAACAGCAGAAGGAAGCGAAAGCGAACCATCCGAAGAAACATATGGTATCCCTGATCCATTAAATCCACCAACTGGTATATCTGTAGTAAGCGGAGAAGGTAAAAATATAATTACTTTTACGGTTAATCCAGGAGCAGATAAAACACATGCTTATTGGGATACTTCACCTGGATTTACTCCATCAGGTGAGCAAAAACTATCTGATATAACGTCACCACATGATCACGAAGATTTAAATCCAAGTTTAACTTATTATTATATTTTAGTTTCGGAAGATGAGTACGGAGAAGGAAGTTATTCAAGTGAATATTCAAGCAGCCCAATTCCAACTGCTCCAGAAAATCTTATAGTTACTCCTGGTATACAAAAAAATACGATTACATGGAATGTTGTTGAAGGAGCTGATTCATATAATATTTATTGGAAAATTTCTTCTCCTGTAACTAAATTAAATGGAACTAAGATAACTGATGTAACTTCTCCGTGCGAACATATAAGTTTAACACCAGGACAAATAATATATTATGTTATTACTTCTGAAGACGAAGATGGAGAAAGTAATATTTCTGGAGAACAAAGTGGAATTCCTTTACTTCCTGCACCAACTGGTATAGTAGCTACAGCAGTTGGAGAAAGAAATATAGAAATATCTTGGAATGGTGTTACTGGTGCAACTAAATATAATATTTATTGGAAAACTACAACTGGCGTAACAAAAGAAAATGGAACAAAAATATCCGATGTATCTTCTCCGTATACTCATTCTGATTTAATACCAGATCAAGAATATTTTTATATTGTTACTGCTGAAAATGCTAATGATGAAAGTATAGATTCTTCTGAAGTTTCCGATACCGCGGTTATTGATGCAGTTGTTATTTTAAGTATTACAGGCGGAGATAGTGAAAATATAATAGTATGGAATATGTCAGATGCTGTTGATTCATATAATATATATTATAGTACAGAGGAAGGTTTTATTACTGAAGATGGTACTAAAATTGAAAATGTTACATCTCCTTATACACATATAGAATTAACGAGACAAATTTATTATTATATTGTAGTTCCAGTTATTAATTCAGTTGAACATACGGAAAGTGATGAAAATAGTGCAATTCCATTATTTGAAGGAAAAATATTTAATCACATAGAACAAATAAAAAATAGTTTGTTATATCAATATCAGGGTGATTAGAGTATGAATATCAAAATATCTGATCTTATGAATGCTTTATTTGGAAACCATTCACAAGATTTTGAAAATGCTGCAAGAAAACTTTTATATAATATTAGCATTGACAGATCTGAAGGAGTTCAATTAGATAATATAGGGACTATTGTAAATCAATCAAGATTAGGTTATAATGATGAATATTATAAGATATTATTAAAAGTTAAAATTGGTATCAATATTTCCGAAGGTGAAATAGAAAGAATATTGACTCTATGGAAGTTGTTAACCGGATCTGAAAATGTTCATTTGAAAGAATTATTTCCGGCAAAAATTAAATTAGAAACGAATGAATATCTTGGAGATGATATAATGATTTTTATGAAAAGTGTAGCCGGATTAGCTTTAGCTGGTGGGGTAGGACTGGATACTATTATAATAAATGATAGTAGTCGTTTTGGATTTTTGCCCGGTATGGGTTTATTTGATTCTTTATGGGCTAATTCTTATTAAAACTATGATATTTATTAAAGAAACCAAAATAAAAGAATTATATGGACATAATGTAATTCATGCTATTTTTATGTGTAAATATTGTAAAAAAATAATTGAAAAACCGAAATATCTTGGTAAACGAAATAAATCTTGCGGGTGTATTTCTGTTAAATTAAGAAGTGAAAAAATGATAACTCATGGAGAATCTGGAAATAAATCAAGATTATATCGTATATGGAGAGGTATGAAAGCAAGATGTAACTGTCCAAGTAAAAAAGAAATGAAATACTATAAAAATAAAAATATAAAAGTTTACAAACAATGGAATGATCATTATATTATGTTTAAAATATGGGCTTTATGCCACGGATATAAAGACAATTTAACAATTGAAAGAATAAGCAATGATGGTAATTATGAACCTTCTAATTGTAAATGGATAACAATAAAAGAACAAGCTCATAATAGAAGTAATAATAAATTAAACTGGATAACTGTTAAATTAATAAGAGAATTATATAATTGTAAATATACAATTGAAGAATTATTTAAAATATTTGATATATCAAAACAAAATTTACGAAGAATTTTAACTAATAAAAGATGGCAAGAGGAGGTGATTTAATTGAGTTCAAAACCGACCAGAGTCCTTGACTGGATTAATGATGACGCAGCATCTAAATATACTACACCAAGCGGGCCTGATCAATTAGCTGGACATATAAGCGGTACTAATGCTGATCCTAAAATATTTAATTGGTGTTGGTGGCGTATTAGCCAATGGTTGGATTATTTAGATGAACTTGAAATAAATCAAGTACCAGATTCTTCTGATTATAAAAAGGTTAAGACTGAAGATTTAACATCTAATCGTGTTGATTTTGATAAAATTCAACAGGGATCGACTTATAGTAAAATTAAGACAGATGATGTAACATCCGAAAGAATTGATTTTGATAAATTAAACGGCGTAAATGTTACTAAAGCAGAAATTAATCAACTAGATGATGTTGATGTTGGTGGTAATACTTCTGGAGATATAGTTACTATAGATGATACACAAACATTAACTGTTAAAACTTTAACAAGTCCAAAAATTAATGAAGATGTAGTTTTAGATGTAACATCAACTGAACTTAACCAATTAGATGACGTTGAGGTAGGAGGAAACAATAATGGAGATATTATTACAAAAGATGGTACACAAGGATTAGTTAATAAAACAATAAACGCTACTGTTAATACAATATCTAATCTTGAACATGGTTCAGAAGTAGATGAACCAAATACCGGAGTTCATGGAGTTGGAGCTGGATTTATTGTTGGATCGACATTAACTCAAAATTTAACTAATAAAACCATAGATGGTTCTGTTAATACACTATCTAATCTTAATCACGGGACAGAAGTAAACAATCCTACTACTGCTCATGGTGCTACTGGTGCAATTGTTGGGACAACAAATGCTCAAACATTAACTAATAAAAGATTAACATCTCCAAAAATTAACGAAGATGTTGTTTTAGCTGCAACATCAACTCAATTAGATAATATAGTAGATAATGCTATTTCAGGAGATGGAATTGCCGGAAGAGTTCAAAGGCATATTGTATTAGAAGTTCTTGACGGAACAAATGCAAGCACCATAAAAGTAAGAACTATTAATAGATGGAATGGTGATATTATAAGCCAAGTTGATAATTTAGGTAAAAATCAAACTTCTGGAAATTTTTTTCTTAATTCTCTTGGTACTGTAATAATGATAAAAGATGGTGGTTTAACTGGTAATGCAATAGATGCCACAGGCGGCAATCTTGTGACTAGTGCTAATGCGACAATGCTATTATGTGATACCAGGGTAGATTCTGGGATTTTCGGTGATGATGGAATAGAATTATGGTTCGCTTTAGTAGGTGGTGGTGTATTAGATTTAACAACACATGTTGATAGTGGTGGATTTACAGTTGCTATACAATATTTAACAGATGCATAAATTAATAAAAAAGGAATAATAAAATGAATCAAAAAGATGGGGAAAATAAATTTGATTTTATTGAAAATATATTAAAAAAAAATATAGGTAATTTGACTGACGATTTCTTAGCTTCTAATATGGGCAATACAATTAATAAATATATTGCTGATTCTTTTTCGAGATGGATAATAATTGGTATAAAAGAATCGAAACAGGAAATTATTCAAGAAATTGAAAATACAATAAGTAAATATTATGATATGAAAATAGCAGAATTTAATAATAAGCTTAATAAACAATAATTATATAAATTATAAAGGAAATATATTATGTCGATTTGGAAGAAAATTTCAGGAATTATAGGTGGGGCTTTACAAATCGGCTTGTCCGGTCCTAAAATCTCGACTTCTGGTACAGATACTATATTAATTAAAGATAAAGATGGTAATGCTGGTATATTAAATGTTGATAAAGTTACCGGCACTTCAGTGCCTTCTTCAAGCACTGATCTTGCCAATAAAAGTTATGTTGATGCAATAGGATTACCCAAAAAATCTGTTAGAGTATTAGCAATAACTAATATTACATTAAATGGTGAGCAAACAGTTGATGGAGTTAGTTTAACTGCTGATATTGATGATTGTGCAGTTATAGGACAAACAGACGCGGAAGATAATGGACTATATGATGTAAAATCTGGTGCATGGGTAAGAAGAGTTGATGCAGATGGGACTCCTGAAGGTGAAGTATCAAGCGGAATGTGTTTTTCTGTACGTGAAGGTACAGTATATGCTGGTTGGGGCGTTATTTTAATTACTCCAGATCCTATAACAGTTGGAACAACAGAACTTGAATTTACAGATTGGGAACCTTCTGCGGCTTCTGTTTTAAAAGGATCATATAATGCAAATACAATTTTAGTAGCTAATTCAGATGATACGCCAGTTGCTTTAGAAGTAGCGGCTTCAAGATTTCTTGGACGAAAATCATCTGGCAATATAGCTGCGATGACTAAAGCTGAATCTCTTACTGAATTAAATGTAGAAGATGGGGCTGATGTTACCGATACGGCGAATGTTACAACAGCATTAAACAGTATAAATGTTAATGAACATACCGATATCACGAGTCCAGGCGCAAATATTGAAAGTGCTGTTACTCTTAAGCATAGCGTAAATCAAGATACTCAACTTGATTCTGGTGAATTAGAAATAGATGCAGATGATTGTGTTAAAGCAAAAGAAACTATTTATTTTGATGCTGAATTTGATAATGGCGATTCTGGAGCCGCTGATACCATAAGTTGGAAAGTTGGAAATAAACAAAAAAGTACATTAACGGCAAATTGTACTTATACATTTACAGCACCATCAGGACCATGTAATTTAATATTAAAATTAATACAAGATGCAACTGGATCAAGAACAGTTACTTGGCCTGCAACGGTAAAATGGCCTTGTTCTGTTGCTCCTACATTATCAACTGGTAATGGAGATATTGATATTGTTGCTTTTTATTTTGATGGTACAAATTATTATGGTAATATAAGTTTAAATTTTGGCTAAAATAGGAGATATTTATGGCCTGGTTATGTAATTGGAAAAAAAGAGTAAAATTAACAATAGATAATAATGATATTGATTCTGCTCTTATAGATTTTCCTATTCTTATATATTTGAGTGCATCTTCTGGTAGAAATTCTGATGATATAAGTTGTGTATTTGATGAATTAGGAAATAATGATAATCGTAAAAAAATAGCCGTAACAAAAAATGATGGTACTACTCAATGTTATGTTGAAATTGAAAGATGGGATCATGCAAATGAAAAAGCATGGTTACATATAAAAGTTCCAAATATAAGTAGTTCATCAGATACAGATCTATATTTATATTATGATTCTAATCAATCAGATAATACAACTTATGTCGGAGATGTAGAAGAAAGAACAGAAGTTTGGAATTCTAATTATAAAGGAGTTTACCATTTAGGAGAATTAATATCAGGAGTAACAGATTGGAAATCTCCTGGTACATGTGCGAATGTGGATAGAAATGGTAGAAATTCATGGTTTAATCCAGATAATGCAAAGCTTTCAGATAATTCACGAGCAGCTTGTGATGTTGGTATCAATACATATGGAGATTGGCTGCGATGCACTAATTTTGGATTCACGGTTGATGACATTCCGAGCGGGGCAACAATTATCGGGATAGAAGCGAAGATCGAAAGACAAGCAGAAGAGGTCAATGATATAGATGATAGCGCGGTATATCTTAGAAAAACCTCGGGCCAAGTAGGAGATAATAAGGAGTCTGACACATATTGGACTACCAGTGATGTGACCGCGAGTTATGGTGGATCAACGGATGATTGGAATGCCGGATTAGTAGACACCGACATTGTAGCAAACAATGATTTTGGAATTGATATTTCTGCTTACAATGCTGATGCACTTTTTAATAGATATGCGAGAATAGATCATGTTCAAATAAGAATTTATTATAAAATGGTTAATACTACTGATTGGAAATCTCCTGGCACAGTTGTGAATATTGATAGATCGGGTGGTCCAGCTTGGTCTAATCCGGATAATGCAAAAATATCAGACAATAATGATACTATAGTGTCTATAGATGGAGTAAATAATAGTGATTGGTTACGATGTACTAATTTTGGGTTTATATCTTCTGATATTCCTAGTGGTAAAGTTATAATTGGAATAGAAATGAAAATAGAACATAGGGCTTCTAATCCTGGTGATACTTGGGATAACGCATTATATTTAAGGAAAACATCTGGCCAGATTGGTGATAATAAAGCCGATGTCACAGTGTGGAGCACTACAGAAGAAATATTTACTTATGGTGGATCTTCAGATAGTTGGAATTCGGGATTGATAGATACCGATATTGTAGATAACAGTGATTTTGGCCTTGATTTTTCAGCACATAATGATTGGTCTGCACCTGAAGATGCCGAGATTGATCATATTCAGATAAGAATTCATTATTGTGATAAAATAATGGATAGTACCTCAAATAATAATGATGGAATACCAAGTGAGGTTGTTAGGGTTGATGGACAAATTGGGTATGGTCAGAATTTTAATGGTGATACAAGCGAGATAGATTGTGCTAGTAAAACAGCCATAGATAATATATTTGCAGGTGGAGGAACCTTAGAAGCTTGGATTTATCCAGAAAGTTGGGGTGAGAATGGTTATGGACGCATTCTTGATAAGGCATCCAGCACTGGCTCGGCTGATGGTTGGAATTGGGGTGTAATCGGTTCCGTTTCCTCTGTTTATTTAGAGCATGAATTCTCTGGAAGTACTCCTTCTTGGGATAGTGAGACAGTTTTATCACTTGATGAACTGTCTCACGTTGTTGTAACTTATGATTCTGATAGTCCCGATAATGAGCCACAATTTATTATCAATGGACAATTAACCACTACAAATGAAGTAACTGCACCTTCAGGTTCAGCAGTTTCAGATGCAGCACAATCAATGACAATAGGTAATCATGGTGCAATTCGTACTTTTGATGGTATTATTGATGAAGTACGTATTTCTAACATTAAAAGATCTGTCGATTGGGCTAAAGCTACATATGAATCACAAAGAGGCACGGAATAGGCTTCCGGTTGCCGAATAACAGATTCCCCATCATCTGTCCTTCCGTGCTTATAATACAATAGAAAGGAAATTAAAATGAGAGATCCTGCTGGACAATTTAATACAAATATTATAAAAGAATCTATAAAAGCTTTTGGAGATGTTCCAGCAACTTTTGAAACTTTGATAGATCTTGGTACAATTTATACATATACTCATTTAATGTTTTTGACTTCTTTAGATGAAGATGTTACAATAAAATTAGGCGATAATGAATTTACTGTATTGGCAAATAAAAATATATGGTTTGATGGTTTAAAATTTAATGGAATAATTCAATATAAAAGAAAAACTGATGCTCCGACTGAAGGAGAATTACAAGTTCTTTGTTATTAAAGGAATATATTATGTCTTTTATTGCACCTTATAGCTGGGAAGAAGGGGGAGTTATAGTGCCAAAAAGTAAAGATAAAGATGGAGATTATACTGATTCTGAAATAACTATTGGTAATTTCGATTTAGGTCAAGTCCTTAATCAATTTACTGTAGATATTCATATTGCGTTTGATGGTACAAATCCTACAATAACGATAGGTACAGATGCCGATCCAGATAAATATGTTTTGACTACTGATAATTATCCTAAAGCGGCAAATGAATATGTAATAGAAGATAATATAGTTTTGACAGCTGATGAAACTATTAAAGCTTTCATTACGCCAGATGGGGCCACTCAAGGGAGTTTTACTGCAAGTATATGTTATGCTGATTAATTTATATTTGCGATAATATTATTCTAAATATGAAAGGAGGTGAATCCAAATGGGAGTATGGAAAAATATAGTTGGTATTATCGGTAATGTCGTTCAATTTAATTTTACAGGCCCCAAACTTACAGGTTCTTCTACTGATACTTTAACTGTTACAAGTGCGTCTGATGGTGATGGTAAAATAGCTGCGGTTAACGCTAATCATGAAAGTATCGAAATTTATGATGGTGCTGCTCGTAAGACTACTGTCACTATGGCAACAGGAGGTGCTGGTGATTTTACTTTTGTGTTGCCTAATGATGCTGGTGCGGCTGGTAATTTTCTTTCGACTGATGGCGCAGGAAATCTTTCTTGGATTGATGCCGATGCTGGTTGTATTAAAACTTATGTATTGAATTATGACGGAAGTGCTACCAAAGAGTTAATAGCTGCTGCTTCTAATCGCTATATTGACAAAGTACAAATTAAAGTTACTACTGCTTTTGATGCTACGGGTGTTCTGGTCGATATCGGCCAAACTGGATCTGTTGATCTTTATGTTGATCAAACAGAAGTTGATCTTACAACATTAGGAACATACATTATTGATGTTGCTCATTTTGAATCTGCGTCTAAAGATGCTCTTCTAACTTTTACCGCCGGATCTGGTGGAACGGTTGGTGTTGCTCAAGTTACATTATTCTGTAGTATTCCAGGTGTCATAACATAATATTAATTTTTATTATGAATTTAAAAATAGCCGATAATTTATTTATCGGCTATTTTTTTAAAGAGAATAATATGAAAAAAATATTTATTAAAAAATATAAAGAAAAATATAAATCTCCTCGTGGAAGTTTTAAATATTATTTAGCTATTTTTATGGAATTAATAGGTATACTATTATGGATTTTTGCACTTTATGAAATATTTATTTTAAAGTTGACTAATCCGGTTTGGATAATTTTTCATTTTGCCGGAATAATTTTCTGTTCAGGTTCTTTTTTATATGCTAAATGGATCAATCATAATTAAATGGAATTTTAAGGGTACCAAATGTATTGCAGACTTGATTTGACATTGCTCACAGGTCAAATTAAGGTGATTTTTCTTATGATAAGCCTATTCTTCTATTGTGAGCATAATATTAAATATCAATACATTTCGGGCAAGTTATATAAATTTTTTGTTTAATGACCTCTCCGTTCCTAATATTTATTGGTTTTTCTTTATATCCAACATGACCAATTCCATAACATGTTTTACAATTTGGATTAGCAAATTTTTTAAATTTTTTAAGTAATTTAATTTTATCTTTAATAGATTTTAATATTTCTATTTTTTTATTTTTATTCCATGAAAATTTTATTTTTTTATTTATTGGTATCATTTTGCTTCTCCATATGTTATATCTATATATGTTATTGCTAATTCAAATGCCGCCCAAATATGTTCTAGCATACCTTTTTCTAAATTAGTTTTTAAATCATACAATCTTCCAGGATTTTTCTTTGTTCCATATTCTCCAAATCTATCTTTTATAGCTTGTTTCATATTGGCTCTTTTGGCTCTCGAATCTTTACAAAGATTCATTTTAACTTCAGGTCTTGATAAAAATGATACTTTGCTATTAACATCTTGTGCTATTTGAAAAAATCTACCAGCCCATATAGATGTATTAATAGTAGTCTGACCCATAACAGTTCCGTAGCTTACAATAGTTTCAATTACAATTTCAAGATTATGATTCATTATACATTTATTAATCATTATTCTTTTCATTGTATCATTATCTATGTGATTTTTATTTATTATGCCAAATGTATTGTTATTCAATAATGATAAGAATATATATCCACTTTTTATAGGCCCAGGATCGACAGATAATATATATTTTTTCATAATTATCTTATAGTTTTATACATATTTTTTAATTTTTTATTTTTTCTTATTTTGTTTGTTATCATGCTAGTTATTTGTCTTATTCTTTCTCTTGTTAGATT